CATAAACATAATATGCAAAATGTTACAGTATCGGATGTTTTAGTACCAGATGAATATATTCAACAAGGCACCGCAGAATTTGGTGCCGAGTTGGAATTATTAATGAAAGACAGATTAGCCGAAGAATTAGATTTACAAAAATTAAAAGAGGAGGAAAAAATGTAATGGGTAAATATCAATTATCAAATGATAAATTAATTGAACAAATTATAAAGAAGTTAAAGAATAATAAAAATCGGCAAAATGCAGTTATACATATCTTCAATCCTTATGGTGGTGGAGATTGGTATTTAAGCGAAGTAACCGATGATGGAGTTGCTTTTGGATTATGCGATATTGGATATCCAGAATTAGGATATGTTGACTTAGAAGAGTTAAGAAATATACGCATAGGAGTTGCTGGAGTTAAACTTAGCCTAGAAATGGATAAATATTTTGAGCCTAAGGAATTAACTTTTATAAAGGAGGAAAGAAAAAATGAACAAATATAAACAGAAAGAATATAAGGTAGAAAGTAAAAGACCACGAAGAGGTAATGCTGGGGTGGGATTTTTTGCTATTGCAAGAGAAGAAAAATTAGCAAGAATGAAAAAGAAAAAACCAGATATATCTGCAAAAAAGGTATAATTTATATATGAAAATATATTTGGGGGACTTTAGAACACCAATAGATTGTGAAATAGTTTCCTATGAAGAATTACAAAAAATAAATGATAATAAGAAAGAGGAAATTTGTGGAATTTACCTTATGGAAATTAATAAAATTTATATTACTAATCAGTCTAATATTCCTGCTCTTGATATTTTGTTGCATGAAATCAGCCATGCAATTATTGATGAGCAAAAAACTTTAAAAAATGAAGAACATAAAGCAGATATAATGGCAATTAGGCTTAAAAATTTACTGATTCAAAGGGAGAAAATAGTTGTATTTACCAAATGAAGAATTTATAAAAAGTTATAGTGAAGAATATTTAGAATATATACAAGAACAGGTTTGTTGTATAACAGGCTCAACTGCGCCAGATGCACATCATTTAGAGGCAATCGGAATGGGGCAGAATAGAAAGAATCCTAATCAAAAACATTTTACTGCTATTCCATTATCTAGGGAATTACATACAGAAGTTCACGCAATTGGTATTCATAAATTCCAAGAAAGATATAATATTCAATTATGGCAAGAGGCATATTATTATTTTGCCAAATGGTTATTAATTAAAATGGGCAAGGCAGAATAACTTGACAGATTAAAACTTGTCAAAATATATAATTGTAGTAATATCAATCATATAGAGCAGATAGTGTTTTTAAAACCTTACACGATAGCCTATATGGAGAGCTACAATGGAAATAAAATTAGAAGATATTGAAAAGATAAAACCTTATCAAAGAAATCCAAGAAAAAATAAACCAGTAGAAAAAGTTATGGAATCAATTAAACAATTTGGTTTTAGACAGCCAATAGTGGTTGATAAAAAGTTAAATATAATAGCAGGGCATACAAGATACGAGGCATCCATAAAACTAGGGCTAAAGCAAATACCGATTCATATAGCAAAGGAATTAACTCAAGAACAGATAACTGCATATAGAATAGCAGATAATAGAACTGGAGAAGATGCACAATGGGATTTTAAAGAATTGAATAAAGAGTTAGGGGATTTATTGGATATGAATTTTGATATTTCTACTTTAGGTTTTACCGATAAAGAATTAGAAAAATTTTTGGATTCTGTCGGGCAAGGCTCATTAACAGATTTATCAGATACCGTTGTAACACTTCATGAAGTTGTTGTTGAATGTAAAGATGAACATGAACAAGAAAAAATTTATAATCAATTAACGGAAGAGGGAAAAAAATGCCGAATTTTAACATTGTAAAAAAAACAGAAATAAAAGAAACTTTTAGAAATAAGGCTGTTATAGATACCTATGAATTAACAATTGAAAAAGTTATTGAAACTTTTAAAGGTAATATAGATATAGAGGATAAGGATTGGAATATAGGGCTTATTGTTGGCGGAAGTGGTACTGGAAAAACCACAATAGCAAAAGAAATATTTAAAGATTATTATTTTGAAAACTTTAAATGGACAGAAGAATCCATAATAGATAATATGCCAAAGGAAAAAACAAGTGAAGAAATTACAAAAGTATTCACATCTGTTGGTTTAGGCACAGTATGGACTTGGTTAAAACCCTATCATGTATTATCTAATGGAGAAATGATGAGAGTTAATTTAGCTCGATGTATATTAGAAAATAAACAACAAATAGTATTTGATGAATTTACTTCTGTTGTTGATAGAGTTGTTGCACAAACAGCCTCTTTTGCAATATCCAAAGCAGTAAAAAAGATGAATAAAAAATTTGTAGCAGTATCTTGTCATCGGGATATTGTAGATTGGTTAGAGCCTGATTGGGTTTATGATACAGAAGAACAAAAGTTTTTTTTTGCCCAAACAAATACAAAAGACCAAAAATTAACCTTGAAATATATAAATGCGATAAGAAAGAGTGGGAATTATTTAAGAAATATCACTATATGAATTCTAGCCTTAATACATCATCTGTATGTTATATAGGATATTTTAAAGATAACCCTGTATGCTTTGAGGCTATTTTGCATTTCCCACATCCAAGAATTAAAAATTTTAAAAGAGAACATAGATTAGTTGTTTTACCAGATTATCAAGGGCTTAATATTGGTAATGCTTTTGCTAGTGATATCGGAGAAATGTATAAACAACAAGGTTTTAGATTTATAAATACTTCAAATAATAAATCATTATTCTACCAAAGAACAAAAGACCCAAGATGGGTTATAACAAGAAAAAGTAGAAAAGTAAATCATGGTGGGGTTTTAGGACAATCACAAGGTGTTGGAAAAAATTTTGGGAGTTACAAGAAATATACATATAGCTATGAATATGTTGGATTAAAAAATAAATAGGGGTATGGTTATATTATGAAAGTAACAAAAGAAGAAATATTAGTTGCAATTAAACAATTTAGAGGAATTGTAACTTCTATTTGTAATAATCTACAAATCTCAAGACAAGCATTTTATGAAAGAGCAAATAGAGATGAAGAAATAATTACAGCCTTAAAAAATGCAAGAGAGGAAATAATAGATTTTGCAGAAACCAAATTAGTAGAATTAATAAGAGATGGTAATGCAAATGCAATATTCTTCTATTTAAAAACTGTTGGAAGAGATAGGGGATATGTAGAGAAACAAGAAATAGACCAAACAAATAAAGTTGTTAATATTATTGAAGTACCAGCCATAGATAGCCTAGAGCCTACGATAGATGAAATACGAGAAAAGAACGAATCCGAACACTAATATAATTTGGAAACCTACCAAAAAACAATTGGAGTTTTTAAAGGCAGGAAGTATATTTGAAGTTGCATATTTAGGTGGCGCAGGAAGTGGCAAGAGTTCTGTATTACTTGTGGATGCTTGTAGGCAAATGAACTATCCAGATGCAAAAGCCGTTATATTTAGAAGAACAACCAAAGAATTACAACAGCTAATTGATTACTCTCAACAAATTTACAGAAAATTGGGAGCCATTTATAAACAACATGGGAGCCATTGGGTTTTTCCAAGTGGTGGTAAAATATATTTTTCTCATATGGAAAGGGCGGCAGATAAACACCAACATGATGGACAAGAATATAATGCTGGAGTTTATTTTGATGAGATTACGCATTTTGAAGAAGAACAATATTTATATTTACATTCAAGATGTAGAAGTACCAATCCTAAATTATTTCCTAGAGTAAGAGCCACAGGCACACCAGTTGGTAAACATTTAGATTGGGTAAGAAAAAGATTTATTGCCAATGGAGAGTATGCAATTTATAAAGATAAAGAAAGTAATTTATCCAGATTATATATTCCTGCTACTTTAGATGATAACCCCTATCTTTTAGAATCCGACCCAAATTATGAACAAAGATTAAAAATGCAAGGGGATAATATTTATTCTGCTTTAAGATTTGGAGATTGGAGTAAAATTGATGGTGTAGCTTTTCCAGAATTAAACGACAGAATACACCTAATAGACAGCTATATTCCAACTTCAAGTGATATTATAATTCGGGGATTTGACTGGGGATTTACTGCACCTTTTGCGGCTGTTTGGATTGCAGAAAATGCAGATAAAGATTTAATTGTATTTAAGGAATGGATAGGCACAAAAGATGGGACAAATAAAGGCTTAATGATGGGAGCCGATGAAGTTTCCAAAAAGTTAAAAGAATTGGAAGATAGAAATGGATTAAATATAGCTTATGGGGCATCCGACCCAGCGATTTGGGGTAAACAAAATGATGGGGATAGTATTGGGGATATTTTTGAAAGAAGGGGTTTATTAATGACAAGGGCGCAGAATAGCCGTATATTTGGAAAACAGCAAATGCACATGAGATTTAGAATTGATGAATATACAAAAAAACCCAAAATATATTTTACTAAAGATGTGCCAATTACCTATAATTCTGTAAAAGAAATATTAACCGACCCAAAAAATCCAGAGGCATATGATACCGCAGGTTTTGACCACGCAGTGGATGCTCTAAGATATGCATTAATGGAAAGAACATTGGATGAAGGGGAATCATCGATTTTAGAGAGTTATGGAGAAAGAGATACAAACATTCAATCTTTCTAATCGGACTCACTAAAACCCACGTAAATGGCTCTAAAATCATATATATCTAATGGTATCCCTTGATACGTTAAATAATTAAAAAAAATATATATTTATTTATATATTTACTTTACATTTATATCATTATCCATTAATATACTTATATGATAAACAATTACTTAATTTCAATAAGTTTAAAGGCACAGGGAGGAATGATTTTCATGAATCAAATTTACAACCTCTTAGCCAGTTTATCATAGGAGATTAAAATGAAAAATAAATTTAGAGTATATGGAGTAAGAGAAATTAACACAATCATAATAATGCTAGAACAAGCCAACAACAATGGCACAAAAGCAGAAAAAGATTTTTGGGCTTTTCAAGCAGAGTGCTTTCAAGAAAAGAAAACAAGTTTTACACATAGAGAATTACTAGATTTTAAAAAAGGAGGTAAATAAAAATGGATAAAAATTATTACAAACCTTTTCTAAAGACTTTAGAAGAGAACACAAATAACAATAATC